ACGGGCAGTGCAGGAATCACAGGAGATACGGGGCCTACGGGCTGGACGGGGCCTACGGGCGCGCAAGGCGCAGGCGGCGGCGTCGGACCAACAGGAAATACGGGACCTACCGGACCTACGGGAGCCACGGGCGCGACGGGAGCTCCGTCAACAGTTACCGGTCCAACGGGTGCTACGGGTGCAACTGGAGCGCCATCTATTGTCACAGGCCCCACTGGAGCTACTGGACCGACAGGCTACACGGGCCCAGCTGGCGCAGGCATTAGCTATAAGGGCACGGTCGCCAATGCCGCCGCGTTGCCGGGTTATCCTAGCAGCTATACAGGCGCGACAGGTGACGCGTATGTCACCTTAAACGATCAACATCTTTGGGTTTGGGACGGGACAACGTGGGTCGATAACGGCGCGATTGCGACTGTTACCGGCCCGACGGGAGCCGCTGGCGCAACTGGGCCTACGGGCGCAACTGGCGCTACGGGCGCTGCGTCAACAGTTACGGGGCCTACAGGCGCCACGGGCGCGACAGGCGCTACGGGACCCACGGGTGAGACGGGACCAACGGGCGCTCCTTCCACAGTTACAGGACCCACGGGCGCTACTGGAGCCACGGGCGCTACGGGCGAGACCGGACCTACGGGGTGGACAGGGCCAGCAATTACGGGTCCCACGGGAGCCACGGGAGATATCGGCCCGACGGGACCTACGGGCGAGACGGGCCCTACGGGCGCAGCGTCAACTGTTACGGGACCAACTGGCGAGACAGGCCCAACCGGCGCGACAGGTCCTACGGGAGCCGCATCTACTGTCACTGGGCCTACGGGCGATACCGGACCTACCGGCTGGACAGGCCCCACGGGTGCAGGCGCGTCAATATCAATCTCAAATGATATTTCGACGACGGGCAACGAATATCCGGTTTTCTCCGCAATTACTGGCGGAACGCCGACAAATTTCTATACGTCTAGCCCAAAATACACTTACAACCCTGCAACGGGTCAGCTAACGTCGCCTGAGATCGCCGCGTCAAATGGTTTACTTGTAAATGCTACGACGGTTTCTTCGAGTTACAGCATACCTGCTAGTTATAACGCCATATCTGCTGGGCCAATTTCTGTTGATTCTGGCGTTACAGTTACGGTTCCATCAGGTTCAGCTTGGGTAGTGGTATAATATGAGCACAATTTCATTATACGGCGACACATCTGGATACGTTAATATAACGGTTCCGCTGACGATTGCTGTCCCTTGGACAGTGACGCTTCCATCTGCCGCTCCGACAGCGAACGGTCAATATCTTTCCTCGACAACTGCTGGCGTTACTTCATGGTCGTCGCTTGGACCTGCGACATACGCAACTATTGTCGGCTATACGACAACGGTTACATCAGCAAGTCCCGTTACGCTGACATCTTCAAGCACATTTTATCAATTCTTTACTGGCTCAACGGCGCAGACAGTTGTTCTTCCAGTAACAAGCACACTTGCGACGGGTTGGACTTTCAATATCGTCAATAATAGCACTGCTAATATTACGGTTAATTCGTCAGGCAGCAATCTCGTTGCAACATGCTTGCCCGGCACAACGCTTCGTCTTATTTGTATCCTGACATCAGGCACTACCGCCGCGTCTTGGGATTCTGAAGTTGTTGGCTTTACGACTGTAACCGGCACAGGAAATAATGTTTTAGCAACGGCACCAACAATTACTAACCCAACAATCACCGATTACATTGAAACATATTTCAACATCGGAACTGTTACTACATCAGCTTCGCCAACTCTTTCAAACGGAACTGTGCAAACATTGACGCTAACGGCGTCAACAACATGCACAGTTACAATGCCAACGGCGACTGCTGGCAAATCATTTATACTTCTTGTTCGTCAAGCTGCATCAACAGGAAATGGCGCAGTGACGTGGTCGTCAGTTAAATGGAATAGCGGAGGAACGCCAACTGTTACCGCAACCGCTGGCAGGATGGATATTTTTACTTTTGTTGCTGATGGCACAAATTGGTATGGATCTGCCTCACAGGGATATACGCCCTAATGTTTTCGGCGCTTAATTTCTTTCTTGCTGGTGGTGCGGCAAGATATTCAATTGTTGAAACATTTAATGCTTCTGGAAACTGGGTTGCGCCTACAGGCGTGACGCAACTTGATAGTTATTTAATAGTTGCCGGTGGCGCATCAGGCGGCGGCGGATATGGCGGCGGGGGTGGTGCTGGCGGCTATGTTACCGGATCAAATCTTTCCGTTACAGCTGGTTCTTCATACACAGTATCCGTAGGCGGCGGTGGCACGGCCTCTGCTGGACAAGGCAATAATGGGAGCCCTAGCTCTTTTCCGGGTGCGACAACAGCAGTCGGCGGCGGTGGTGGAGGCGCTGTAGCAGCTGGGTCAAATGGCGGTTCTGGCGGCGGTGCTGGATATGGAACTTATCCGGGCGGAAACGGAACAGCACCACAAGGCTTCAAAGGCGGCGATGCGGTAAATTCTCCCGGTGTAGGCAGCACGGGCGGCGGCGGCGGCGCTGGAGCAGCTGGGGGCAATGGGACTTATACCCCAAACCCAAACAAATCAGGTGATGGCGGAATAGGCCTTAATACTTATTCTGGCTATAGCGGTTATCTCGCAGGCGGTGGCGGCGGCGGCATTTATGGCCCAGGTGGAGGAACGGCAGGACTAGGCGGAAATGGCGGCGGCGGCAATGGGGCCGCAAGCGGCGTAGGTTCCAATGGAGCAGCTAATACAGGTGGTGGTGGCGGCGGCGGGGGTCCCGGTTCTAACAGCGGTGCAGGCGGGTCTGGAATTGTAATTTTAACTTATAAAATTGCCGCAGCTACAGCGATTACGTTCACTTCTACAGCTACTGTAAAAATTCCGACCGGCTGCACATCAATTGATTATCTTGTTGTTGCTGGTGGTGGCGCTGGCGGAGATAATGCAGGAGGCGGCGGAGGGGCCGGTGGTTTTGTTACGGCATCAGGCATTGCCGTTACTGCTGGCAATACATTAACCGCGACAATAGGCGCTGGCGGCAATGCTGGTAATACGGGCAGCGCGCCCGGCGGCAATGGCAGCAACTCAACATTATCTGGAACGGCTCCATTTTCTACTGTAACCGCAACAGGCGGCGGCGGTGGTGGATATTACAATGGCAATGGAGCGAATGGTGGTTCTGGCGGTGGTGGTGGAGGAGGTTTTCCTTCTAATACAGCTGGAGGAACTGGTGTATCAAGCCCTGCTCGCCAAGGGTATGATGGCGGCACTGGCGGCTATTATAGCGCCAAGCGCAATGCCGGTGGCGGTGGTGGTGCGAGCATTAATGGAAATAACGGCGCTACGGGCCAAGCAGGAAATGGCGGCAATGGCCTAACATTTGGTGGCGTTTATTATGCAGGCGGCGGAGGTGGCGGCGGTAACGACGTAACCAATGTCGGCGCAGGTGGATTAGGCGGCGGAGGCAGTGGCGGCACTTTCCCAAGCACAATACCGGTAGCAGGATCGCCTAATACAGGCGGTGGCGGAGGCGGAGGCGGATATCCGCCAAGCTATTATGGCACCAATGGCGGTTCTGGAATCGTAATCATTAAATTTAACTAGCAAGAAATAAGTGGCTCAATTGGCGCATAGCTGTTAAAATTTTCTAGAGGTTCGCAATGGTTGCAACAGTAAAATGCGATACGATCACGAACGCCGCTAACACCGGCACGGCGAACCTGTCGCTTGATTCCAGTGGCAATGTCACTTTTGGAAACAGTTTAACTATTTCTACTGCGAGCGCGCGTTTTCTTGGTGACTTTTCAAACGCAACTGTATCTACGCGGCTTGCTTTTCAAACAAGCACAACAAACGGCTCGACGGGCATTTACGCGCTGCCAAATGGCACATCAACTGCTGCAAGTTGGCAGGCGACGAATAATTCTGATCCAACAAATGCCAGCAAGATTTTGATTGCAACAAATGCAAGCACAGACGTCCAGCTTGTATCTGGAGTTAATGGGTCAGGCACATATCTTCCGCTATCTATTTGGAATAGCGGTGGCCAGACAGCGCAATTTAGCACGACAAGGGGCACATTTACGCTTGGTGTCGCGGGAACCGCAGCCGGTGTTTTGGTTCTTGCGGGTAGCACATCGGGCACTGCAACCCTTAATACCGCAGCTGTTGCTGGATCTTTCACCTACACGTTCACCAATCCCGGCGTTAACGTCAATGTTGGCTATTTAGAGGTTCCACAAAACTCACAAGGAAACGGATATACAACCGTTCTTTCTGATAGTGGAAAACATCTTTATTTTAGTGCAGGTGGCGCAACAATTACAATTGCTGCAAATGGCAGCGTTGCTTATCCACTTGGAACAGTGCTGACGTTTATTAATATGAACGCAAGCAGCTGCTCAATCGCCATATCGTCAGACACAATGTATTTATCCGGCACCGGAACAACCGGAACGCGCGCACTTGCGCAATACGGGATGGCGACGGCGATTAAAACCGCTTCAACAACTTGGCTGATCAGCGGTTCGGGATTGACCTAATGAGCGGCGTTCTTAACCTGCTTTTGGCGAGCGGCGGCAAGGGGCAGGCAACTGTTGTTCAAACCTTTACGGCGTCAGGTAACTGGACGGCACCGACGGGCGTCACGCAAATTGACAGCTATCTAATCGTCGCAGGCGGTGGCGGTGGCGGAGGATTTGGTGGCGGCGGCGCAGGTGGTTTTAGGACAGCGACCAATGTTGCGGTTACTGCTGGAACTACTTATGCAATCCAAGTTGGTGGCGCTGGCGCTGGTAGTGGATCTGGATCGGTAAAAGGTAATCCTGGAACCGATAGTTATATAGCCATAGGTTCATCTCCTTATTCTGCATATAGGTCCGCAGGCGGCGGTGGCGGCGGGGCTTTTAGCAACGCAAATGCGCAAGGGGCTGATGGAGGCTCAGGTGGAGGCGGCGGAACTGATAGTAGCCCGCCATATACAGGACGCGCTGGTGGCTCGCCCAGCCCTGCAACAACTCCGGCACAAGGATATGCCGGAGGGTCTGGGGCCACTGGCGGCGCGGCAGGCGGCGGCGGAGGAGGAGCTAATACATCTACGGGAACCGGAGGTAATGGTTCTGGCAGTTCTGGCGGTTCTGGCGGAAATGGCGCTCCTTATTCTTTAGGGCCATTTGCTATTTATGCAGGCGGCGGTGGTGGAGCAGGTTCTGGTGCTCTTGGTCCTGGCGGGTCTGGCGGCGGCGGTAATGGAGAAAAATATAATTTAGCTCCAGCCGCGACTGCCGGTGGCACCAACCAAGGAGGAGGTGGTGGAGGTTCTTATGCAGGAACCCAAGCGGCCGCAGGAGGATCTGGGATTGTAATTATTTCTTACAAACAACCCGCCTCATCAGTCGCCATCTTCTATTCATCCGGCACCGTAACGATCCCAACGGGCGTTTCAACGATTGATTATCTTGTTGTTGCAGGTGGAGGATCTGGAGCGACAGGAACAGGATCGGGCGGCGGAGGCGCTGGCGGTTATAAAGCGGGTACTACAGCCGTTACAGCCGGAACACCATATACAATAACTGTTGGCGCTGGCGGAACTTCAACAGCCGCCCCTAGTTCAGCTGTAGGAGGCGATGGAACTGGTTCAAGTATCGGGTCTTTAGTCACCACAACAGGCGGCGGCGGTGGCGGATATGAAGCTCCAAATAGAAACGGACGCAGCGGGGGCTCCGGTGGCGGGGGAGCATATGGCGGTGGCACTGGTGGGCCAGGAACACCGGGAGAAGGGAATGCTGGCGGCGCTGGCTACAATCCCGCAACAAGTCCTTATGGAGGAGGTGGCGGTGGTGGTGCTGGAGGAACCGGAGGAAGCGCGCCTAATTCAACTACTGCCGGAAATGGTGGAGCAGGAACTCCATATGGGACGCCTTCAGTAGGCTATGCAGGCGGCGGCGGCGGTGGCATTAGAACTCCTAGTCCGGCAAGTAGTGCTTCTTCGGGAGGCGGCGCTGGAGGTGTATCTGGTGCTGGAACTGCTGGAACTGCTAATAGAGGGGGCGGCGGTGGCGGTGCTGGAACCGATGCTACTTTAGGCGGCAATGGCGGCTCTGGCATAGTAATCATCAAGTTCAATTAATGAGAAAAAGGGGCTCATTATGGATAAGCAGACGAAAATATACAGGCTAATGGGTATTGATACGGCAATGCATTTATTGCGTCCCGGCGCTGCTTGGGAGATCAGCAACAATACATTCACGCGCTGGGAGGATGAACGTCCCTGCCCGACGATCGAAGAGGTTTACGAGACGATCGACAAGATCAAGGCGTTTGAGGATAGCATCAAGACGATCTACACGGCCAAGCAGCTTGAAGAAATGGGCGTAAAGCAGCGGGAACTAGAGGAGGCTCTCGGTGATAATTGAGAACCTTTATCCAATCCCGATTGGCTTTTTCAAGCATGAAGAGGGCATAACGGAAGCTCAAACAACATTCATGGTTGATCAGGAGCAGCGGCCTAATGACGGCAATACAAGCAGCGTCAATAGATATTTGCTGAAAGAAAAGAAGCTCGCAAATCTCACTACATTTATTGAGAAATGCGCGCATGAATATCTGATGGCGACGATCTGCCCAAAGAATGATGTTAGGCTTCGGATTACGCAATCTTGGCTCAATTGGACCAAGCCGGGGCAGTTTCATCATAAGCATGCGCATCCAAACAGCCTGATCTCTGGCTGTTATTATGTCAAAGCCAACAAGGAAACTGATAAGATATTTTTCTACAAAGATGGATATCAGCAAATTAAGTTTCCGCCTGTCGAGTGGAATAGTTACAATTCGGAGAGTTGGTGGTATCCTGTAGGAACCGGAGATTTAGTGTTTTTCCCTTCCAGCCTGACCCATATGGTTCAGCCAGTAGGCGGCGAAGACACAAGGATCAGCCTAGCCTTTAACACTTTCCCCGTCGGGCATGTCGGGGACGAAGACGAACTAACCGCACTTTATTTAGGAAAGTAAAGATGGCTCATTTTGCTGAATTAGATAACAACGACGTCGTCCTTCGAGTAATCGTCGTCTCCAATTCCGATACGTCAACGCCTGACGGCAATGAAGTTGAGAGCATTGGCATTGCTTTTTGCCAACGCCTCTTTGGCGGCAATTGGCGTCAGACAAGCTACAACGGCAATTTCCGCGTTCGATATGCGGGAATTGGTTACACATACAATTCGCAGCTTGATGCGTTTATTCCGCCAAAGCCTTATCCATCATGGGTGTTAAGCCCTGTGACGGTTGATTGGGAAGCGCCTGTTCCTTACCCAACTGATGGCAAGGTTTACTTTTGGAATGAAGGCACTGGGTCTTGGGCATTGGTTGAGCCACAGCCTGCATAAGGAATACTGACATGGCCGTAGTTATCAATGGCACAACTGGTATATCTGGCGTAGATGGCAGCGCGGGAACGCCTGCGCTGCAAGGCACAGATACCAATACGGGCATTACCTATCCCGCATCAAATGTCATTGGCTTTTCGGCTGACGGTGTCGAGCGTTTGCGCGTTACTACAAGCGGCTTGCAGTATAACGGCTCGACAAGCGGATCAATTACCTTAACTGCCACGGCTACTGCTGGCAGCAATACGCTAACACTTCCGGCTACGACCGGAACCGTTGCTACGACAGGATTTTCTGTAGCAATGGCGCTCGTTCTCGGAGGATAAAATGGCTAATCCTAATATTGTTAGCGTCACATCTATACTTGGCGTTACGACATATCTGACGCCAAGTGTCACAACTGCAATTTCTTTGCTAAATAATCCAGCTTCTTCTAACAAGGTTTTTAAAATCGAAAGCCTTGTCGCGTCAAATAACACTGGCTCTGCTGCGACATGCACTGTTTCGTATTACACGGCGGCTAACGTGCAAGGAACAAATCCTCCTACTGGTGGCACCGCTTTTCCAATTTGCACAAGCGTTTCTGTTCCTGCAAATGCATCATTGGTTGTGATTGAAAAGAGCAACGGCATCTATTTAATGGAAAATGCCTGCATATCTGTAACGTCTGGCACGGGCAGCGCCATTACCTACACTGTTTCTTATGAGGACATCTCTTAATGTCTCGCAGACAAAACGGCGGCGTTCTTGGCCCTAATAATACGCCAACAACATCTGTTGCATCCGGCGTTTGGTCCTTATTAGCGGCGCAGATTTACACAAGCCAAGGCATTTGGCCTGTTCGAAGAACCATTGTTCAGACATTTACTGCTACGCAAAATTGGACGGCACCTACAGGTGTAACAAGCGTCGATTATCTTGTTGTTGCTGGCGGCGGTGGGGGCGGGTATGAAACTGGCGGTGGTGGTGGCGGCGGGGGTTTTTTAGCAGGAACAGGGCAAGCTGTTACCGCAGGCGCTTCTTATACAATAACTGTTGGCGCAGCCGGATCGGCAGGAATATCCGGATCAGCAACAGGTGGAACAGGCGGCACTTCTTCTATTGCTTTAACCGCATCTCCTTTTACCACGTTAGTATCATCTACTGGTGGTGGGGGTGGAGGCGGGCAGGCAGGAAATGGCGCGACAGGCGGAGCAGGCGGCGGCGCTAGTCGCGGAGGGACAAAAGGAACAGGAACGTCTGGTCAAGGCGCTGATGGTGGAAATGGCGGACCTTCATCTGGCGCTGATGTTGCCACTGGTGGCGGTGGTGGGGGTGGGGCCTCTACCAATATTGCGCCCTATCAAGGGGCTAACGGAACAAGCGGTGTCGGCGGGAATGGTGGTAGCGGAACTGCGTATTCTGGCACATTTTATGCTGGCGGCGGTGGCGGCAGCATCTACTCTGTGCTTAACACTGGAACTGTAGGTTCTGGCGGTGCTGGTGGTGGTGGCAATGCAAATCAAGCGGCCGCAGGCTCAAATGGGTCTACTAATTTAGGCGGCGGCGGTGGTGGTGGTGCGCTTACTAACTCCACTACATACAATGGCGGCGCAGGCGGTTCCGGTATTGTTATTTTATCTTATGTTCAATTTGGCCCGAATGTTCTTGTTTTTAATTCTTCTGGATCTTTTGTTGTTCCTACTGGCGTATCAACAATTGATTATCTTGTTGTTGCTGGCGGCGGAGGTGGTGGCCAGCTTGGTGGCGGTGGCGGCGCTGGTGGTTTTATTACTGCATCATCCCAAAGCGTTACTGCTGGCACATCTTATACAGTTACTGTTGGTGCGGGTGGCGCTGGATCAGCTTCTGCTACTTACGCTACTACAGGAAGCCCCGGCGGCAATTCGTCATTTGGTCCTTCAGTTACAGCAACGGGGGGCGGTGGCGCTGGAACATACGGCACCTCTTATTTGAGCGGATTAAGTGGCGGTTCTGGTGGTGGGGCTGCTCGCCGCGATGCTTCCCCATTGGCAGCTGGAAGTGCTGGGCCTGGAACACCGGGGCAAGGCAATAATGGCGGCGGCGCTACTGCATCTTCTGGTTATTATGGCGGTGCTGGCGGCGGCGGCGCAGGCGGCGTCGGCGCAAGCATTTCTGGTGCTAATAATAATGGAGGCAATGGTGGCGCTGGGTTACCTTCTTCAATAAGTGGAATTACTCCTTCACCATCGTATGCTGGAGGGGGGGGCGGCGCAGCAGGAAGCCCAGGAACTGGAGGAACAGCATCTTCTGGCGGTGGCGCTGGTGTCACTAATGCTTCTGGAAACGGGACTGCCGGAACGCCAAATACTGGCGGCGGTGGCGGCGGTTGCGGAAATTATCCCAATGTTGGCGGCAACGGCGGCTCAGGCATAGTCATCATCAAGTTCAACTAATATCAGCATTCTCAGAAGGGGGAGAATGTGCTTCCAATCGTCACTTGCACAGTGGACGGCAAATGCTTGCCCGTATTACAGGCGAGCATCAAAGCATATGCGCCTGATGTCCCGCATCTAATCTACAGCCCAAAGAAAGAGACATCCGCCAAATCATACGACGTCGCGCTAAAAATAGCCTTTCAAGAATATGATGAAGTAATTGTCTGCGCTGATGATCTGGTTTTAACGCCTGATAGTTATCGCTTGATATGCGAAGACATCGACAATCTAAAAGCAATACACGGCGACAAGCTTGGCATAGTTGCGGCTCATACTGACTTCACGCGCTACACGCAAAATATACGCTATCAGCAATCGCCATCAGACAAGCTAGAATACGGCAAATGGTCTTGGGAGCATGAGTGCAGACCAATAAAGCGTCTCAGCCCAATATTCCATTATATGTCTAAAACAGCTTATGAAGCATGCCAGATTGCGCCAATTGAATGGTATAGCGACGACGTTTGGTGTGAAGATTTAAATGCCCTTGGCTATCATCATTACATATCGCGATCATATGTGCATCACGCTGGCTCACAGACATTAGGGCAAAACACGCAAAAGCTGCATGACGAAGCCATGCCGTGGTTGATAAAAAATCGCCCACAATATTTGGATCTATTTTTTGGAGAAGGGGCCAGAAAAAAGATGGAAAATAAATTAAAAATCGCCGTCTATACGATAACAAAAAACGAAGAGCAATTTATTGAGCGTTGGGCGCAATCAGCCAAAGACGCAGACTTGCTCCTCATTGCCGATACTGGATCAACGGATGACACAGTCAAAATTGCAAAAGAAAATGGAGTAACCGTTCATGAGATCTGCGTTACGCCTTGGCGCTTCGATCATGCGCGTAATGCCTCTCTTGCTCTTATTCCTCGCGATATGGACGTCTGCATTTGTCTTGACGCGGATGAGGTTATGGAACCCGGCTGGCGGGAGGAAATAGAGCGCGTTTGGACGCCTGAGACGACGCACTTACGCTACAAGTTTGATTGGAGCTTGGGGATCATTTTCTACTCAGAAAAGATCCACGCGCGGCATGGTTATTACTGGCATCATCCCTGCCACGAACACATCCGCGCAGACCTGCGAATCACTGAAGTGTGGGCGCACACTGACTTTTTGCTCATAACGCATCATCCTGACCCTACAAAAAGCAGGGGTCATTATATGGAAACGCTGGAGCTATCGGTCAAAGAAGACCCACACTGCCCACGAAACGCCTTCTATTATGCGCGTGAGCTCTATTTCTATAACCGCTATGAAGAGGCGATTGAGGCGCTTAACCGTTATCTGAAAATGCCAGAAGCGACTTGGGTCAACGATCGATGCTACGCCATGCGCGTTATGGGTCAATGCTATGCGGCGCTTGGAGATCAAGCCGCAGCTGAAGGCTGGTATCACAAGGCGGCGGCTGAAGCGCCACACACGCGCGAACCTTGGGTGGCGTTGACTAAATTATATTATGAACAGAACAAATGGGCTGAAAGTTATGGGGCCGCGATGCGCGCCCTATCTATCAAAAATAAAGAATTAGTTTATACTACCGACCCATCTTCTTGGGGGGCGCTCCCGCACGATCACGCCGCAATTGCCGCGTATCGTCTTGGGCTGAAGGAAGCGGCGATAGAACAGGGCAGGCTCGCCTGTGAGCTTGATCCAGACGACAAGCGACTACAGGAAAACCTCCTGTGGTATACGGGCGAGAAAGAATAATGGATTTCCAAACTCTCTTGAACTTTGGCGTTGGTGCGGCGGTAGCCGTTTTTGGTTGGTTTGCGAGGGAGCTTTGGGTCGCTGTCAAAGAGCTTAAAGAAGACATCCATAAAATAGAAGTTGAACTCCCAAGCCATTATTTAAGAAAAGACGAATTTGCCGAAGCCATGAAAGAAGTGAAAGACATGCTTGGCAAGATATTTGATAAGTTAGACGATAAGGCCGACAAATGAAGGAAAATTATCCGCAAGCTCTTAAACAAGTATTGAAATACGAAGGCGGCTACGTTGATCACCCCAAAGATCCGGGCGGCCCGACGAATAAGGGCATTACGCAAGCGGTCTATGATGCTTGGCAAAAGAAAAACGGTCTCCCAACCCAAAGCGTTCGCAACATCAGCGACGCAGCTGTGGCAGCAATTTATAAACAGCAATACTGGGATGCTATTTCTGGAGATGATTTGCCCTCTGGCGTTGATTTTGCTGTGTTCGATTTTGCAGTAAACAGCGGCGTATCAAGAGCGGCTAAATATCTGCAAGCAGTTGTTGGCGTCACGCAAGACGGCCAGATAGGGCCTCAGACGATACAGGCCACCAAGACCTACGTCGCAATGGCTGTGACCAATAAGCGACTGGCGTTTATGCAATCGTTATCTATTTGGTCTACGTTTGGCAAAGGCTGGTCCGCAAGAATAGCTGATGTAAAGAATCAAATTTTGGCTTTGACTAAGTAGGAGAGACTAATGAGCGGTATTTTTAGAAATCTTCTTACGACTATCCCTGGCATTTTTGCACTGATCACGGTCGGCATTCAAGCTTGGCAAACTAAAACCATTGATTGGCCAACTCTTCAGAATGCGCTGATCGGCGTCGGTCTTGTTTTCGCTAAAGACTTTAACGTAGTCGGTAAATGATCTACGCAATCCTGACGGTTATTGGCAGCCTATTTGCGGCTGCCGGTAAGATGTTTGATTGGCTTTATGCCAAGAACCTTGTTGATGCAGGTAAGACGCAGCAACAGGTGGCAGACTTAAAGGCGCAGATAGATGCGGCACATAAAGCCCTTGAAGCCCGTCTGGCTGTTGAGCGCGAGCGTCAGCTTAATCCTGGCGGGGTGCGCGACGACGACGGGTTTAGACGCCCCGATTAGCGAGCAGGCGACATTTTGCGCAACAGCAAAACCCATTTACTGGAGCTCAAAAGACACAGACGCAACGATCTGGGAAGCCAAAGAGCACAACCGGATCGGAAAGGAACTATGCGGATGGGGTCGCAAGTAGCTTTCGGGCCCTGTCTTATGGTAAACTGCCCTAAATTATGGGGTTCTAGATGACGACAGGTCTTAGCTTTAACGGCACGCCGGCTACGGGCGCGAACTATTTGAACCAAATAGCTACGATGGCAGTCGTCGATACGACTGACCCTAATTTTTTGACCATCCTCCCGGCGATGATTTCCTACGCCGAAAATAGAATATATCGAGATCTCGACTTTCTGTTCACGTCAATCTCGACCACGTCCTACACGCTCACCACGGGCAATCGGCAGCTATCTGTCCCAGCCGGCACATTTGTTGTGCCCGAGCAGATTAACGTCTTAACGCCGATCGGCGTGTCTGACCCTAACGCGGCAATACGATATCCTCTTTTGCCGACGACAAAAGAATTTCTAGACGCCGTCTATGGTGATTACACCTACACGGCGATGCCAAAATATTTCTGCCCGTTCGATGATTATACTTTTTACGTCGGACCCTTCCCTGATCAAAATTACACTGTCGAATTAGTTGGAACTTATCGCCCACAGAGCCTTGGCCCTGGTGCGTCTGATGCAACATTCTTGGCAAATTATATAACCTATACAGGTGCTGCATATCCTAATTTTGCAAGCACAACGACGACAACATTTATCAGTCTTTACCTGCCTGAATTAATGATATTGGCAAGCATGATCTATATTGCTGCCTATCAGCGCAACTTCTCAAGCGCGCTAGGCAATGATCCACAAATGCCAATCACATATGAGACGCAGTATCAAACACTGTTGAAGAGCGCGATGTCTGAAGAAAACCGCAAGAAGTTCGAGGCGGCTGCGTGGTCATCGCAAAGCACTTCTACAACCGCTACGCCGACACGGTGATATAGATGCCGCATTCAACGCTAAAGCTTATCCCTGGCGTAGATCAGAATCGCACGCTTGCATTAAACGAAGCCGCGATATCTGAAAGCAATCTTATACGTTTTGTCCCTGATAAGCAGAATATTGCGCTTGTTCAAAAGCTAGGCGGATGGGTTAAATATTTTAATGCCGCTCTTCCAACTGTCGTCAGGGCTCTATGGGCATGGGAAGATACAAACGCGACAACATATCTTGGCGTAGGCGCAGAAGGCGATGCAAATAACGGCGCTGGTCTTTCTGTTATTTCAAACGGCCAGAGAGAAGTTTTAACGCCAACAATCACTGAACTTGATCTTGGCATTTATACGCAGTCTGCAAGTATTTATACGCCGTTTTTCTTTGCCTGCACTGGTGCCGCTTCTGGCTCAACGGCGACAATAACGATTACGGGCTATCATTTCTTTGAGATAGGCGATTACATTTATATTACTGGCATGTCAGATTCCTATTACAACGGATCATTCGTTGTAACGGCAGTTCCTGCCTATAATCAGTTTCAATTTACAATCTCCACACTTGCGGCCGCTACGGCTACGGGCGGAAGCGTAGGCTATGGCAACGGCTTTGTTACAAGAGCTGGATCTGCAACGGTAGATGTTTATATCCCGGGCTCTAATCTTAATAGCTACAGTTCAATTTATATTAAAACGCCAATAAGCGTTGGTGGCATTGTTTTATTTGGTTTGTATAGAACGCAATATGTCAGCATAAATAACTTTCAAATCACTGCTCGAGATGCTTTAGGCGATCCTCAGCCTGCCGTTACTAATTCAGCGTCAGTAAATCCTGGCTTGGGCGATATGCCTGTGTTCAGATTTACGAATGAACAATCGATAGTTTATGTATATTTCCCCAATCATAATTATCAGGCTGGAGATATATTTCCAGTAATTGATGCCGTTGATGCCGGCACGGTTCGCCTTCTTGGTAATTATACCGTCTTGAATGTTGGCGATGAAAACGGTGCTAACGCGACAACGCAATTTAGTATTGGCGCTGATAATACGGCGACAAGAGCAACGCCAATATATTTTGAGGGCACTGGAACAGTGGCATCCGTTCGCGTTCCGCTGGGATATGGCGTAACAAGAGGCGATTCTATAACGATCGAAAACTGTCCAACGGCTGGATATAATGCAACCAATACACGCGTTGTAGATGTATCAACGACATCAACATACACAGAAATAAAATATTTAAACGCAACGACAACTGTCGTTTCTACAGGGCTGCAATCCTGCACGCTACTTGTCACATACGCTCTTTCGAATGCAGGCTTTGCTGACATTGTTGTTTATCGCTCACCTGCTCCTCTTCCGACCGGCACAGGATTTGGCGTTGGCGGATATGGCGTTGGCGGTTTTGGAAATGGCGTTATCCCGCCAAGTCCATCTGCAGCGACAACGGCAACGTCTGGAACAGGTTCTGTCGTTACGATCACATATAATTCAACAAATTTATTTAATGTTGGCGATCAGGCTTTAATAAGCGGCGTAACGCCAACGGGATACAACGGCCTTTATACAGTCACCTCAATACCAGCAACGAATCAGATTACCTTTGCAGGCACAACGACTGGATCTCAGACAGTCGCAGGAACTGTTACCAATCTTACAACAGCTGGCGCACCGATTACTGTCACAGAATGGACGCTGGACAACTGGGGATCAGATTTCCTGTCATGTCCTGTGGGAGATGGCATATTTATTTGGAGCCCAGATACAGGCTCTTCTCTCGCTTCAATTATTGCAGAAGCCCCTCCTGTAAATGACGGCATGTTTGTCGCCATGCCTCAGCGTCAAATTATTGCCTGGGGCTCTACATTTACTGGCATTCAAGATCCATTGTTGATTCGCTGGTGTGATGTTAATGATTACACATCATGGATTGCTCTGCCGACTAATCAAGCCGGATCATATCGTTTGCCACGCGGTTCTCGAGTTGTTGGCTGTATCCAAGGCCCGCAACAAGGTCTTGTTTGGACCGATTTAGCTGTATGGGCCATGCAATATGTTGGCCCTCCTTACGTCTACCAGTTCAACGAAGTCGGCACAGGTTGCGGCCTTATCTCGCGTAAGGCAGCTGCATCCATGAACGGCATTGTTTATTGGATGAGCCAAAGCCAGTTCTTTATGCTCGGCTCAAGTGGCGTTGAAATAATTTCATGCCCTATTTGGGACGTGATTTTCCAAGACTTAGATACAAGCAATTTGGACAAGATCCGCGTTGCGCCTAATTCGCGCTTTAGTGAAATTACTTGGTATTATCCAACGCTGAGTAACGGCGGCGAAGTAAACGCTTACGTTAAATATAATATTGCTCTTCGTCAGTGGGACTTTGGCACGCTTTCAAGAACGGCTTGGATCAATCAGTCTGTTCTTGGTCCGCCAATCGGCGCTGGCATAGATGATCAAGGAACTTATTATATTTACCAGCATGAAATAGGCCAAGATGCTGACGGCCAAGCTATGGAGAGCTCATTCCAGACTGGTTACTTTGTTATCTCTGATGGCGAATTTAAATTGTTCGTTGATCAAGTATGGCCTGACATGAAATGGGGCCTCTACAATGGCAACCAGAATGCGCATATACTGCTTACATTCTATGTGACGGACTATCCTGGTCAGACGCCAAGAACATATGGTCCTTACAACATATCAATAGACACAGAATTTATCTCTCCTCGTTTCCGCGGCCGCCTTTTGTCGATAAAGATACAAAGCGATTTAAATGAAACAGGAACTTTCTGGCGTCTTGGAGCCATGCGGTATCGCTTCGAACAAGATGGGAAGTTCTAATTGGCTACGCTCGACGATATTCTCACCACACAGAAAAATGGCGTTGTCGCCATCAACAATTTATCTCAATCTTTGGGATCGTTTTACACGAGTTACGTCTATCTTGCAGGCGCGACAACATCAGGTTCTATTACATCAACAACGGCTCAAACTGTTGCTCGAGGTTCTGGTCGATTTGTCTCTTACACGACAGCTGCAACAGGCGGCTCTACGACAGGACTTATTTATGATTCTGTTTCATTTGCGACAACGAGTGCAACAGGAACTGGATCAATTGCGACTGTTGGCTATGCTGGCGTCAATGCATTTAAAGTGAATGACAGAGTTGCAATTTATAATATGACGCCTTCTGGATATAATACGACATCAGCAGTTGTGACGGCTGTTGATACAACAAATAATACATTTTCATATAGCAATGCGACGACAGCAGCGCAGACCATTGCTGGCATTGTCTTCAAGATCTACGATTATACGACCGACAGAAATTTGCTTTTGTCTTCTTTAAACGGAACGCTTGGGACATATCCGATCAATGTCAATTTCACTTATGGTCTTGTGGCTATTCCCGCCGCAAGCCAGTTCGTGAATGTAACCTATTCGATTTCATAGGGTGAAACATGCCACTTCTTAAAGGCAAAAGCCAAGAAACGATTAGCTCAAACATCAGGGAAATGATGCATGCTGGCCATCCGCAGCAACAAGCAATTGCGGCTGCCTTGAGCCAGTCTCGGCGAGCTCGCGCGGAAGGCGGCGTAAGTGAAAAAATTCATGTTGGGCCTATTCACAGTAATGTTGCTGGCCGCACTGATCATCTTCCAATCAATGTTCCTTCAGGTTCCTACGTCATCCCCGCCGACATTATCTCGGCAATGGGTGAAGGGAACACGATGGCCGGGTTCAAATATGCCAATACCGTCTTCGGCGTCCAACAAAACAGCCCCGAGCACGAACCAGTTGAAATAGTTGCAGCTGGCGGCGAGTATGTGATTACTCCCGAGAATGTTGCTAATAGAATTGGCGGCGGCGATGTCGACGCAGGGCATAAGAATCTTGATGAGTTTGTTAAGGATTATCGAGCCAAAACAATCCAAACGCTTAGTAAGTTGCCAGGTCCGAAGCGCGATTAAAGGGGAATCGCATGGAGAATGAAGTTCACGTTAGGGTTGCTACGCCGGAGGATTTTGAAGGCGTCATGCAGCTCGCGTCTCAGGTTTCAATGGAAAATGGTTTGTTTGCGCCGACATTAGAAATGGTTGCTGGGGAAATTTGGGCTGCCCTGCATAACGATCATGGCATTGTCGGCGTTATTGGTAACACGGGAGACATGCTAGAAGGCTTCGTGCTTCTCCGGGTTGGCAATACATGGTATAGTCAAGCCGAGATTATTGAAGAAAAGACGGTTTTTGTCAGCAAGAAATTCAGAAGCGCCAAGGGTGGAAGGGCCCGAAAGCTCTGTGAATTTAGTAAAAAAGTAGCTGATGAATTGGGTCTTCCCTTGCTGATTGGCATTCTGTCTAATCAGCGGACACAGGGAAAAGTAGAAATGTATAAAAGGGTTTTTGGTGATCCTGCCGGCGCGTTTTTTCTTTATGGGGCGCATACTGGCGCTTGGAACAAGAATAGCCAGTCTGGCATAGGCGGAGAGAAATAAATGTGCGGTGGCGGCAAAGGCGTTCAGCAGACATCACAGCAAGTTGCTTATCCCTCCTTGCCGGCGGCTTCGGCCTACTCCTCGGCAATGGATCGTATCTCGCAAGCGACGTCTCAGCCATTCCAGAAATATAGCTCTGATCCTAACGCATATGTTGCGCCTCTGACGTCAACGCAAACTGGAGCAATCCAGAATGTGACGGGCCTCCAGGGCATGACGGACCCTTACTATCGCACGGCTGGCGCTATGACGCTTGCCGGCGCTGCGCCTGTTAATCGATTAACAAGCGGTCAAATCCAAGAATATATGAACCCTTATATGTCGCAGGTCGTTGACCCTGTGCAGAATGCTCTTCGCCAGCAATTCGGCATGCAGCAGGCTCAACAGCAGGCTCAGGCAATTAAGAGCGGCGCTTTTGGCGGCGAGCGTGCAGGCGTTGAACGCGCACTGCTGCGCGGCCAACAAGGTCTTGCTTTGGGTCAAGCCCTCAGCCCGCTTTATCAGACCGGCTATGGTCAGGCCCTTCAGACGGCCCAGGGCCAGCAAGGTATCGAGGCTGCAAATCTCCAACGTCTTCTTGGTGCCGGCGCACAGGCTGGCGGCCTTGGCACGGCAGCTCAAGATGCTGCTCTTAAGCAAGCATCGGCGCAGTTGCAGGCTGGCACGCTTCAGCAGCAAACCGAGACGGCCCAAAAACAGGCCCTCTATAACGAGTTCCAAAAAGAGCGCATGTATCCCCTACAGACGGCTCAGCTCTATGCACAGGCTGCTGGAGGCCTTGGACCACTCATGGGGTCAACGTCCATGGGTTACCAGCAAATGCCGTTCTTTGGCGGCTTTGCCGCCGACGGTGGCGCGATCCATGGCTACGACGAAGGTCTTGGCGGAGCTCGCATGGGCGGCGCTGTTGACGAGGCTGGCGACTATTCACGCGGGGGATATGCCGATGGCGGTTATGCTTATGGCGGTGACGCTGGCTTTGAAAGCATTGTTGCCCAACATCGCGCTGGGATTATGCCGCACATGGAAGACGTCGCATTCCCAACGGCTGATATACGCCCGGCGCAGCAGCTCGAGGCTCGCCTGCCGGAAAGCAGAGCGTCTTCCGGCGGCCTTGGTTCAATGCTCACGAAGGGCGCAGAGCTAGGCAAGTTAGGTTTGCAAGTCCGCGAGGCTCGCAAAGCTCATCCAGAATCATGGATGGATACGCTTGGCGCAGTTGCAACAGGCAAAGCTGCAGGCGGCGATGTTCATAGCGACGCCATGCAGGACTTATTGAGCAATCCTATTCAGGTCTCTAAGCCTCAGCAGCCACAACAAGCTCCTCAAGAGCAAAAGGGCGGACTTGGAGGCCTGCTTAAGGCCGGCGCTGGCTTGGCGGCTAATTATTTCTTGCCTGGTTCAGGCGCGCTTGTCTCATCTGGCCTTGGTGCTTTGGGCATGGCTGATGGCGGTAGAGCTGAATATCAAGAGGGCGGCCTAACAGCTGAAGAAGCAGATTATTATTTGCGCCCTCTTGCCCGGATTGAATCTGGCGGAAGAAAAGATCCTTATGCCACTGTTGGTCCGCAGACGAAATACGGCCGCGCTCTTGGCAAGTATCAAGTCATGGAGGGCAATGTTCCTTCATGGACAAAGGAAGCTCTCGGTCGCGCAATGACTAGAGATGAATTTCTTGCGAGCAAAGACGCGCAAGAAGCTGTCGCGCGCAATAAGTTTGGCGAGTATCTTGGTAAAGCAGGAACGCCAGAAGGCGCTGCTGCAATGTGGTTTGGCGGTCCTGGCTATGAAAAGCATATGGGCGCGCGTGATGTTTTAGGAACATCTATTCCGCAATATCAGGCCATGTATAAGAAAGGCCTTGGCGAAGCGGATGTAAATATTCCAAGAGGTGATCCACGTCGCGAAATGATGGCGATGTATCCCGATCGTCCAACGACTGAAGCGCCTGGACCACAAGCCGGCTTGGGATCGGCTCAGGTAAAAGAAAAAGGCTTTATGGAGCGCACGCAAGAGCATCCTGAAAGCTTGATCCTGCCTGTCCTGCAGGGCTTGGGAGCCATGGCTGGTTCAAAGAACCGCTACGCTCTTGGCGCGATTGCGGAAGGCCTTGGAGCTGGCGCTGGCAGCTATATGGATATGCAAGCCAAGCAGTCTGAAATTGATAAGCGCCGTCAGGAGACAGCAACAGAATCTGAAGAGACGCGCGCTAGAAATATACTTGGCACAAAAATGGGTGCGGAGACTGTTGGGCAGAATATTCAAAATCTGCGCAATTCTCTTTACACGTCAGAGTTTGGTAATTTTGTCTTCCTCAGAGACGGATCTGTGCTTCCGCTCGATAGCTATATGTCAGCTGTTGAAAGTGGCAAGCAGCCTGAACTTGCTGGCGCTGTTCCACAAAACGCGCAAATGGCAATTACGCAATATGTCACGTCGCCAACAACGACGACAAAAGCGCCGGGAACAACGGAGCCTGCTCCTGGCACGCCACCATCTGACGCTTCTAAATTCACGCAGCCAAAAGTTGAAGAAAAGCTTCCAATTGGCGTGGTCTACGACGATGATTCCTCTCGCAGAGCAAAAGAAGCGGCAAGATTAATTTATGCCGGTGGCCCTGCATCAGCTAACGCAAGAAAAGATTCTGAAGCATATCGCGCTGATGTAACGCAGCAGGCAATGAATGCTAGAAACAACTCGCCATTTATTGACGAATTGGCAGGAAGCCTTGCAGACGTTTACAGCAATACAGGCGCTGGCATGGCTGGTTGGAAAGCCGGTTCGCGTGCAAAAGCATTGTCCATGGCAAACTTCCTGTATCGCAATCTTGGCGGTAAGGAAGACCTTAGCAGCTTGCCATCAAATTCAGAGGTCGTTGCAAAGATCCAGCAGCTACTTGCCGGCCAATCTGCAAGCGGCATGAACCAAGATAGCTACGCGGCTCTTTCTGCAATTAAGGACGCCATACCTAATCTTGAAATGAGCCCAGATGCGGGCGCAAAACTAATGGCTGAGCTGATGGTGATCCGCAAGAAATCCATGGATCGCGAAGCTCATATGAATAGATGGAACAGAGACGCTAGAGGCAATCTGCAAGGCGCTGGCCAAGACTTTAGAGACAAGCACCGGGAAGCCGAATACAAAAAGTCTCAGGACATTATTGCCTACATAATGAAGCAAGATCCTGCTACGTTTAAACGGCTTATGTCTGGCAGTTTAACTGCGCAAGAAATAGAAGATTTTATCCATAGTCCTAAAAAGCCTGATGGCAGTGGCGGCTTTGGAGCAAAAGCTCCTGATGGCATTTCTGAATTTTTCCCAACTGTTGATAGAGTTCAAAGAACAACTGCTCCAGGGAGGCCATGATGGAAGACCCGCTAAGCCTTAGAGCAATAGAGGGGTCTGATCGACCATACTTTGGAACGCCTGAAGAGCAGCCCGCAGTTCCTCGCACGCCTCTTGCTGTAAAGGCGTTCCAAAGTATGGTCGAT